GGGACCGATCTTTTCAGCGAATCCCTTACGAAATCGCACCTTATCAGAATCATACCAAGTACCCTGCGCGGAGTACCTAGTACCATCCGTGAAAAGCCCAGCTTTGGGTGCGATTTTAGTAAAGGGCACAACTATTATCCCCCGGTAATACCGTTATCCCTCGTGACCGTTAGGCAGCGTCTATTCGGATCATCATTATCTAAGTCGCCCCCAACAATCTCATCACCGGAACACATACCTATACCTATGAGAAAAGCTTCCCATTTAGACTGGGCATCAATATGTATGTCACGAGATTGATTCACGGCCTGAAGCAAGCTCTTAGCTAAATTGGCTTGCTCTAAAGAAAAATGAATATCTCTAGTAAGTAGCCCATTCGGCTTCTCCTCTGTCGGTACATCTTCAGAGATATCTTTAGCTTGCTTATTTTCTAACATCGGTGATCCTTTCTTTGAGATTTTCCGTTTCCGTTTCAACCGCCGCAAGACGTTCCCCATGTGAATCCACCTTACTATCTAGCCTGTTAACAATTCGCTCAATCTGAATGATAGACCGCTTCATACCATTCATTCCGACTTTAACTCCCCCATATGCAGCGCCAGCAGCGAGCGGTGCAGCCAGAAGAGAAATAAGTGTAGTGATGTCAACCTCCATCGTTTAGCGCAACCATATCCACACCATCGTAGCCGACACAGCGGGCGCTACTACATCAAGAACGGCGTCCAGCACATCTATACGCTTCTTCTTTCGCCAGTTCTTTAGCTGTTGCTCACACTCACGAAATGCATATCCCCATGTAGCCAGCCCCGCAGCCACTTTCACGGGCACCGCAAAGCTAAACGCGAACGTCAGGGCACCTGCAATCAAAAAATGGGCGATCCACGTTTGATAACTCTTTTCTCCCCATGCCATATCTCTTTCCCCTATCTTAACAACATCATCCCGCAGGAATTTGAGACTCTAATACCTTAATACGGTTATTCAGTTCTTGAATAGATTTGACGAGCACCCCACATAACGCCATCGGCTCAATTGACCACGTTGAGTCACTGTCATGGTCGATGACCTTGTCCTCGTCACGCGGAGCGTTGACCACGAACGGCAAATGCTCGACAACTTCCTGCGCGATAAGCCCCGTCCAACGGCCACGCGCATTGCGATTATTGAACGAGGTATCGGACGGGTCATCCCAACCGAAATCCGTGACGCGAAGTTGACTCAGCACATCGACGGCATTCAAACTGCTGTCCATGATGTCCGTTTTGAGCCGTCGATCTGAGGAGGTCGTGATGCTTTGATTCCCGATATACATCGTCGTGGAACCGCCACCTGCCGATGACGTTCTGAACTGATTATCACCGTTATATGCGCCCAAATACCAACCGCTTGAACTCAACCAAGTAATATCGGTGCCACTAACCGTCCACTTCAATAAATCGGAAGACACTTCGACGATATACGTGTTGCTGCCGCCATCTAGATAAATCTTCTTACCGGCAGCGACGTATATGTCCTCATAAAAGAGGGTAACACCATTGACCTTGAGCGCATACTCCGTATCTGGTGCCGTTTTAATCCCCACCCCTGACACACCGATTCGCATCGTCTCGTTGTTGTCTGCGACGAGTCCGATCACATTGCCGCTTGTCTCTGCGATATACGTCCCGTTACCCGAATCAAGAAAGATCTTGGCCGTAGGTGCAATAGATATATTCCCAGACGCCACAAACAGCGAATAGTTGGTAGATGCACCAGTAGCGGGACCGCCAATATATACGGAAGATCCAACTGTCGTTGTCGCGCCCCCAGCGGTTGTTATCGGACAGGCTTCGACATACAGACCCACCATAATCGCATGGGTGCCCGACGCGGCTTCGATAAGTGTAGGGGAGATTGAAACCGCTGTGCCTGCCTCCCCAACATTGGGTGTTAGCGAAGTAAAAACACCTAACGCCCTGTTTCCTTGATACGAACCAAGGATAGTCAGTTGGGCGTCAGCATTCACCGCCCCACCTATCGCGTGTGGGCCGGTGCCTGAGACGACGAGGTCGCCCCCTATCGTGACATCCTGCGACGAATTAACACTTATAGCATCAGTACCACCTGTCCTTAATGTCCAAGCGTCAGCCTGAAATCTCTGATAGGTATTCGTGTCGCCTATGTGGTAGATGTATTCAGATACATGAATATCACTATTCAGTGTAATGGTTCCTGAGACATCCAGCGTACCATTCAAGTCTACCGCAGTAGCATTAAGCTCAATCTCATCGGTAGCATTGATGTCGAGAACGGTCGCACTGGGGGCATTGATGTACTGAGACGAATCACTGAATTGAAGCTGGCGGGTTGAGTTTAACAGCAATCCAGTATCGTGAACGTGAGTCAGGCTCACATCGGAATTAACACCGAAGTTCAAGACAGCGGCATCACTGACAAGCGTCAGATCATCCCCAACACTCACATCACCGCTCATGGTAACCGCACCAGCCACGGTCAGGGTGCTGCTCAACTCCAGATCAGCGAACGCATCCAAAACAGCCGCACCAGATCCGGCACCATCAGTGAGGATTACCGCAATCTTGCCATTACCGATTGTAATGTTGGCCCCGGAACCCTGACTAATAATGATATTCTGAGATCCGCTTGTAGCATTCTCAATGAACCACACCTTATTAATAGTATTTGGTGCCAGGGTTATGGTACACGCTGAATCCAATGTGCCTGTATATTTCAGAAATAAAGCACGGCCTTCGTCAGCCGCACCGTCCGCTATGGTAGTGGTATGCGCATCGGCATTGGTTGTGATGGCTTCCGTCCCAGAGCCAAGAGCATCTGCTATAAGCTCTAGGTTCGTATTGGTGGAAGTCCCCCAAGTACCTGATTCAGCACCTGTAGCAATTTCCTTCAGTCTCAAATTATTGACGTATGTTGCCATTTTTTATTCCTATCTGATCGGGCTGATCTCATCGTCATCCATGTTTCCACGTATCACTATCTTCTTCCCATTCCGGCTTCACACCGTCGAGTAAATAAAGCTCGCTGGGGTCATCCACGAATTCGGGCATATCGAAATGACGCTCCTGAGTCGAGTACACGGTGACGCACTTCATTATATGCAGGTTCTCATACGTGTCATCACACGGGTAGTCGGATTTGTTACCGTCCAGAAAACAGCCGCCGCCGATATTTTCCCATAAATCATGAGGGTACAACTTCCCAGTCAGGCGTTTGCGAATCGGATACCCCAGACCATCCCGGTATTTGTGCGTCATCTACAGCAGCCCAGTCTGGTGTTTGTGAATCCGACACCTCCGACCAATCCGGTGTTTGTGCGTCATCTATCGCTGCCCAATCTGGAGTCTGGGAATCATCTATTATGCTCCATACATTAACTCCCGTTATTCCCGTCGTTCCTACTACGCCAGTCGGTGAAACGGTTACACCGCTTCCTTCGGTAACCGTGACCGATCCCACCGATCCGGTAGCTGTCTCACCAGTTACCGAAACACTAGCTGTTCCGGTTACCGTGACACTGCCCAATCCCGTCGTTCCGGCAACTCCCGTCACCGTAACACTGGCCGTGCCTGTTACGGTAACGCTTCCAACGGCACCCGTAGCCGCCAAACCAGTGACGGTTACATCCGCATTTCCGGTAGCTGTGACCGAACCTACCGATCCGGTAGCCGCTAACCCCGTTGCGGTAACATTAGCATCACCCGTTACCGTAACGCTTCCAACACCACCAGTTGCCGCTATACCCGTTACTGCAACGGGTACCGGCTCACCCCAAGTACCGGAACCCCAAGTAGAGCGGCCCCAGCCGGTTACATCAGCCATTACGCTATACGAATAATCGCGTTACTTGAATCTGCCGCAGGGAAAGCGATAGTGAACGTACCAGCGGTGGCAGTCTTGTCTGCACCGAAATCCAGAACAAGAACAGAAGTATCGCCACTGGTATCTTCATTGAAGATCAGAGCCCCTCTAGCGGTAAACGTCGCCGTAGTCCACGAACTATCAGCAAAATCAGTAAGAGCAGTGGTTCCACTACTGGAAGGATCTATCCGCGTAAGCGAATTGCCCTTAGCAGAGTAGTTCGTGCCACTGATCTCATTGCTCGTGGAATACGCTGTGGTAGAAGCACTCATGGTCGCGCTACTAGTATAAAGCGCAATCTTGAATGTATTACCACCAGAAAGGAGGAAATTATGCTTCGCCTCCAGCAATTCCTTCTTGAAAGACGTACACATCGCCTGTGTAATAGCCATTACAACTTCTCCACGGAATTAGCCAAATCATGTTGGTCAGCTAACCGCAATAACGTGACCACCTTGGAACGATCTTCCTTGATCGCCTCCCTGATATAAAAATTAACTGTGTTATATATCTGATCCTTAAATGCTCGCGCTTGCTCCGCAATAACAGGAAGTGCGTCTTCTCCTACACTGATAATCCGATCAGCAGCGCGTGATGCCCAATATTCAGGTGGTAAGTGACAATTGTTCGTAGTAGTTACTGTCACATTTCCGATATCCCCGTTGATCATTGGGCTCCTGCCACCTGCGGCGACACCCTTATTGTGCCATCCCTATATTCATCGCCAGTCATCCGTCCTTCAGCTTCTAGTTTCAAGAGCCCCAACGCTTCTTGATACCTCTGTTGATATAGCTGCATCATATCCGCATCACCTTTCATATAGGTATATGCTTCCACTAAACAGCCATATAACAGAACCGTATCAGCATTGGTGCCCAACCATGAGGGACTCGTATCAACAATTGAAGATGGCTGATAGTAGTAATGAAGCTCCGTAACGAAATCAGCGTTAGGCGTAGGTCCGATGATGAATGTGTCACTAGCAAAAACACCGTAATATTTGGGTACCCCTTCCGTAGATGCATTGGGATACGTCGATCTGATAAAATTCGCATCTTTATTCAATAAAAATACTTGGTTACTGGAACTTGTAATCGCTAATGACAATGGAAACAAAAAGTCGGTAGGCATTCCCAGATACTGATTGCCATCGGTAATCGTGCCAGCGACGTTCTTGCGGTTCACGGGCAGGTTGACTGAGCGATAGATGCGCTGTTCAGCCTGCTTGATAAACGTATCTATAGCCGCTACGAAATTACTTTCCGTGTTCTGGCAATAATCTTTAATAGCCGCAGTCAATTCGGCGTAGGTCATGTCGTCACTATCACGATGCCCACCTTGCCATGGGCCACGAGATTACCCGAAGTATCTGCATTACCACTTCCCACGGGATCGAACGCCGAAAGCTTTCTGCTAGTATCCTGAGATAAATCAGGACGCGGATCCCTGATGGCCTGTGGATCAGCATAATCGCCAAGTCTGCCAAGAAAGTTCTGGGGCTGATCCTTGTCCAGCATATCCCTGCCAACCATCAGGCCCGTCATACGACCAGCTTTGATCTGCGGAACCAGATCCTTGAGCTTGTAACGAAATCCGGTACGATCA